CTTTTATCCGAAGAGGAAAAGAAGAAGCAGGAAGACGCTGACAAGCTGGCTCAGATGGAACAGGAACTTGCCGATCTCCGTAAGGGCAAGACCGTTTCTGAGTACAAAGCCAAGTTTGTAGCCCAGGGCTATGATGAGGCTCTGGCTGAGGAAACCGCTAAGGCCCTGGCTGACGGCGATAGCGCTAAGGTCTTTGCCAACCAGAGCAAGTTCCTCGAAGAGTATGCGAAGAAGGTCAAAGCTGACGCAATCAAAAAGACCCCCAAGCCCGGTGCGGGTGCCGGTTCCGGCTCTGGCACCGAGGATGCCGTAGATTACGGCAAGAAGATCGAAGAGGCGCAGAAGAACGGTGATATTACCGCTGTCGCCTATTATACACGCCTGAAAGCCCAAGCTGAGGCCGAGGCTAAGGGTGAATAACCAGTAAAGGAGAGATTGATTTATGGCCGATACTCTGGCTACCAGTTTCGGGGTACTGAATTACTCCGGTATGCTCTTCAATAAGGGTAATACCCGCTGCCCTCTGTCCTCCATCATTGGCGGCAGGGCTAAGACCACCAATCATGTCGAGTTTGTGACCGGCCAGGAGTACACCACTGGCGGCGGCGAGCAGCCCGCTATCAGTGAAACCGCTTCTCTGACGGCACCGGAGGCGAGTGTGATTACTCGCACCCAGAAGACCAATGTGACTCAGATTTTCATGGAGGCCGTAGGTATTTCCTATGCCAAGCAGTCCAACATGGGCACCCTGTCTGGTCTCAATGTTGCCAACCAGCAGGCCGATCCCATCAATGAGCTGGACTTCCAGGTGGCGGCGAAGATGCAGAAGGTCAACCGGGATATTGAGTTTACCTTTATTCAGGGAACCTTCAACAAGGCCACTTCTGATGCCACCATCAACAAGACCCGTGGACTGGTGGAGGCGATTACCACCAACACCAAGGCCATGTCCAGCAAGCCTCTCGGCCTGTGGGACATTGCTGACATGGTGAAGAAGATTTACGGTGCCAATGCTCCCACCGATGGCCTGTGCCTGTGGTGTGACGCTACCACGCTGTTCCAGGTCAATGCTGACGCTGTTCAGAATGGCCTTACCGTGGTTCCTGCTGCCCGTGAGATCAACGGTATCGCCCTGTCCAGTGTGGTCACTCCCATCGGCGTGGTGTATCTGTACCTGGGCGAGTGTCTTCCCGCTGGTACGGCTCTGCTGCTGAACCTGAATGTGATCGCTCCCGTGTACCAGCCTGTCCCCGGAAAGGGCAACTTCTTCCTGGAGCCTCTGGCGAAGACCGGTGCCGGTGAGAAGTATCAGCTCTTCGGTCAGATTGGTCTTGACCATGGCCCTGAGTGGTATCACGGCAAGTTCACCGGCATTGCTCAGAGCTTCACCGCTCCCAAGTACAGCCGGAGTGTGTTCATTGCTAACGATGAAACCAATCCCGTTGCTACCAAGGAAGTAGTTGCTGGCTAAGGAAAGGATAGGTGGAAAGTCATGACCGATACTGAAAAGCTGACCATGCTGAAAGCTATGACCGGCGAGAAGGACGAGAGTGTACTTTCCACCTACCTTTCTATCGCTGGAAACAAAGTCCTGAAACGGGCTTATCCCTTTGACAGCACCGTGACTGTGGTTCCAGACCAGTATGCCTACAATCAAGTGGAGATCGCTGCTTATCTGGTGAACAAGCGTGGGGCTGAGGGAGAAACGGCGCACAGCGAGAACGGTATTTCCCGTTCCTACGAGGACGGAGATGTGCCGCCTACGCTACTGCGTGAGATTGTTCCCTGTGCCAGCCTTATCGGAAAGGAGCCGGTGGTATGAGAGTCATGGAGCGCAACAAATCTGCCTACTGGTATCTGCTGTATGACAGAAAAGAGCCGGTAAAGGATGAAGAGGGTCATGAAACGGGCGATACCCGTGTGGTCTACAAAGAGGCCGTGAAACGGCGGGACAATGTTTCCGCCGCAACCGGTTCAGCTCAGGTGGAACAGTTTGGCAACTTCATCTCTTATGACAAGGTGATTGTCACGGACGATCTCACTTGCCCGATTGATGAAAATACCGTCCTGTTCATCGACAAATCACCTGAATATGACGATGACGGAAATCCTCTTTATGACTACATCGTGAAGCGTGTTGCAAGGAGCCTCAATTCCATCTCTTACGCTGTGAGCAAGGTGACGGTATCGTGAAGACAATCAAAATTCCTTTATCCGTGGCCGGTATTGACAACGCCATTCGAGAGATTAACCGGTACCAAAGCTGGTTGAAAGCAAAGACAAGTGTTCTGTTGGACAGGTTGGCGCAAGAAGGTCTGTCGGTAGCCTCCGCCAACTTCGCAAAGGCAGCGTATGACGGCACCAATGATGTGTCTGTGTCTGTGGAGCAGAGAGGGGCCGGAGTTCGGGCCGTGGTCGCTGTGGGGGCATCGGTACTCTTCATTGAGTTTGGCACTGGCGTGACCTACCCGGATAACCACCCGGAAGCCGCAGAACATGGTATGCGCCGTGGAGAATATGGGGCTGGTCACGGTAAGCAGCCGTCTTGGGGCTACTACGGAGAACCCGGTACGAATGGTATTGTTCACACTAAAAAGGACGGAAAGGAAGTAGTCATTACCCAGGGCAATCCGGCCAATATGTCCATGTATGAAACCGTAAAACACTTGGAGGGCATCTTGCCCGGACTGGCAAAGGAGGTATTTCGATGATTGATGTGGAGAGTCAAATCTACACACCGATTGCGGTAGCCCTCCGGGAAACTTTTCCTGGTATTGATGTGAGCGGCGAGTATGTGAAAGCTCCATCCGCTTTTCCTCATGTGAGCATCGTGGAACAGGACAATTACCCCACTCTGGAACATCTAAGTACCAGCGACAAAGAGCAGTTCGCAACGCTGATGTATGAGGTAAATGTCTATTCCAATAAATCGACCAGTAAGAAAAGCCAATGCCGGAACATCATGAAGGTCATTGATGATCTCATGTATCAGCGTAATTTCACCCGTATTTCCCTGTCCCCTATCCCCAACTTAGAGAACGCAAGTATCTACCGCCTTGTAGCTCGGTATCGGGCAGAAACAGACGGTACAAATCTTTACAGGAGGTAAGTTGAAATGGCGATTAGCACCTATAAGGTCTTTCTGATGAAGAAAGGCACTTCCGCAGATACCTATGAAAAGCTGGTTGACATTAAGGAGTTCCCCGACTTGGGCGGTGAACCCGAAATGCTGGAAACCACTACGCTGTCCGACAATATGCAGACCTATATTGCCGGTATTCAGTCCCTCGATGGCCTGTCCTTCACGGCAAACTACGACATGGCTACCTTTAAGAAGCTGAAAGAGCTGGAAGGTAAGGAAGACAGCTATGCCGTCTGGTTCGGTGGAACCGAGTCCGGTGGTGTTGTCACTCCCGATGGTTCCAACGGCAAGTTCGCCTTTAAGGGCCAACTGTCCGTATTCCCCGTGGGCGGCGGTGTAAACGAGGTTGTGGACATGAACATTTCCATTGCCCCGTCTACCCCCATCACTTTCTCTGATACCTAATCACAACGGCCTGACGATAAGGAGGATTTATCATGGCTAAGACGCTGACAATCAAAGACCCTGTTTCCGGCGAGAGCTATACGCTGGAATATACCCGCAAGACCGTAGAGATCATGGAGAAGCAGGGCTTCATTGCGGACGATGTTGACCGCAAGCCCATGACCATGCTCCCGGCTCTGTTTGCTGGTGCGTTTATCGCTCGGCACCGCTTCGTAAAGAGAGAGGTCATTGACCGCATTTATGCCCGTCTGCCTCGGAAAGATGAGCTTCTGCCGAAGCTGGTGGAGATGTATAACGAACCCATTCTCTCTCTGATGGAAGAGCCTACTCCTGACGAGGGCGGCGAGGGAAACATGGACTGGACTGCCAACTGGTAAGCGGGTTGCAGTCCAATGAACGAGGGGGCGGTGGCGTAGTTCGCCCCGCTCCCCGTTTCGCTTACACGGAAAAGTTTTATGAAGTATTTCCCTTCTATTTGGCAATCGGTATGACTGCTGAACAATATTGGGACGGAGATTGTGAGCTTGTCAGATACTACCGCAAGGCCGCAAAAATTCGGCAAGATTTGAAAAATCAAGATGCGTGGTTGCAAGGAATGTATATCTATCAGGCGATTGGCAATCTGGCCCCCATCCTCCGAGCTTTTGCGAAAAAAGGCACTAAGGCTGTGCCTTATCCCGATCAGCCGTTTGCGTTGAACACCATGCAGAAGGGGAAAAAGGAACAGGCCAAACAGGAAAAGCAGGACGAAAAGGCAAAAGCCTATTTCCAAGCATTGGCTATGTCGTTCAATAAGAAATTTCAGGAGAAAGGTGGTGGCGTAAATGGCTGATAATGTGGAAATTCAGGGTTTGGAATTTCAAATCCAAGAGAACAGCGCAGGAGCCGTAGCCGGGCTTGAAAATCTGAAAAAGGCTCTGAGCGGGTTGAAATCTGTGACCAGCAACAGCGTCAAGGGACTTGACAGCACCAGCAAGAGTATTCGGGAATTAAAGAACGCTCTCTCCGGCCTGAACAGCGGTGATATGTCCCGGAAGTTGACGCAGATTGCCTCCGGCCTGAGAGCATTGGAACAGGTCAGAGGGGTCAAGATTTCCAGTTCTATCCCTAATCAGCTTAACGCTCTCAATGCCGCCCTGAAAAATGTCAGGTGGACGGACGGGGACAAGATCAGAACCCTTGTAGATGGTCTGCGTCCTCTGTCTGAGCTTGGAAGAGCCAACATGACTTCCTTCATCAATCAGCTCGGAAAACTCCCGGCATTGATTGACGAGTTGGAAAAGGCAGATGTTGACAAGTTCACTCGCCAGATGAAGGAGCTTGCC